TATATTTAAATAATCTTTATTATTCTTAATACGATGGGAAAATCCCATCATGGGAAAACCCAAATTTGGGTTTTCCAACTTTGGCATTGATTATTGATAGCTAAGTTGGGTTTTACATATTTGAGTATATTTTTACTATTTTTAAGATTTAAGCAAATATATTTTGTTAAAATATAAAAAACACAATATTTATGTTTATTACAATAAAAAGGAAAGAATATGGCTTCAACTACAAAAACGAGAAGTAATATATATTTGGATACAGAATTAAAAGAAAATGCAAAAGAGATATTTAAAAAATATGGATTAAGTTTAAGCGATGGAATAAACTTTTTATTAAAACAAGTAACAAATAAAAATATACCTATGTTTGATTTAGATATAGAACCTATTTATCCTGATGATCCTGATTATAAACTAATGCAAAAAGCTAGAGAGAATAGAAAAAATGGAGAAAAGATCTATACTCTAGAAGAAATAAAAAAAGAGTTTAATGTATATTAGTTTTCAAGATAGTGCATTAAAAGATTTAAGAAAAATAGACAAGCACGAAACTAAAAAGATATTACAAACAATAGATAAGCTTAAACATTATCCCAATGTCCCTAATATAAAAAGATTAATAAATCACTATCCACCTTATAGATTTAGAGTTGGAAATTATAGAATTTTATTTGACATAGAAGAAGAAAATATATTTATATCATATATTAAACATAGAAAAGAAGCTTATTGAAATTAAACTTCTTTTTTCATAGTTTTTCCTTATTTTTAATTTCATCTCTAAATACTAAAAAATAGACATCTCTTTTCAAATTCTTATCATTTTGTAAAACTTCTATTATTTCTTCAAGCATTTGATCATATTTTATCTTATCTGGTTGTAAGTAAGTAACAGAATGACCATTATTATTTTTTTCTATAATATCTCCTTTTATATAAGTGCTATTCTCAAAATAATTATCCAACATTTCTTTTATTTTTTTTGATGGATTTTTTAAGGCATTTTTAATAACTTTTTCGTTTGATTTTTCTGCATTTTCGAATAAATCATTTATTGTTACATTAAGCGATTCTGCAATAATTGGCAAGTCATTCGCTGTTGGAACATTTGGATTTGTTTCTTGCCCCCATTTTGTAACTGCTGTTTTTCCTTTTTTTAAATGGTAATGCTCTGTTAAAACTCTAGAATAATTTTCATAAGTTGTATATTTAGCCATAACTAAATCCTTATATGCTCTTTTGTTAAAATAAATCATTAACTTATCCTTTTTTGTTTAAATTTTTTATAGTGGTAAAAATAATACCACAAAATAGGTGATAAATAATATCCTTAAGCACATTTTAATAAGATAATTTATACCATTCAAATATGGAACGAAAAACTATAAAACAAATCCTACTAAATTATGGATATTCAGAAGAAACTATAAAAAAGATGTTTCAAGGTAAAACAAGACCTACATTAAAAAAAGCTCTTGATTTAGAAAAAAATTATAACTTACCTTGTTATGCTTGGCAGGATATAAAATCATACATATCCCAACAAAATAGTAAAACCCAACAAAAGCAGTAAATAATGAGAAATGAAGCAATAGCACTTGATATATTGATTATGTTATTAGAAAATAATTTTACTAATGCAAGATTTCTTGTAGATCAATATAAAAAGATATTAAAAATACTTAACGAAAGCAATGACGAAATAAATTCATCCAAGCAAAGAGAAGAGCAAAGATTAAAAATTGCTTCTAAAAATAAAAAATATAAACTTAAAACTATAAAGGTGTGTTAAATGAATAAAGAACAACCAAATTATTATGCAATATTAACTGCTGATGTAAGATATGATAAAGAGCTTAGCTCTAGTATTAAACTATTTTATGCTGAAATAACTGCTTTATGTGGTAAAAGTGGTAAATGTTGGGCAAGTAATAAGTATTTTGCTGAGTTATTTAATGTTAGTACTAGTTCTATTACAAAATGGATAAGTAAACTAGTAGAAAAAGGGTATATAAAAAGTGAAATAATTTATAAAGAGAATACTAAACAAATAGAAAAAAGATATTTGACTTTAGCTTGTAAAGAAGATAAAAAAGAGATAAAAAACGAGCTTGACCCTATAGTAAAAAATTACTATACCCCTAGTAAAAATTTCTCAGAGGGTATAGTAAAAAAATCCGATACCCCTATAGTAAAAAATTACGAGGATAATAATACAAGATTAGAATATTACAAGAAGAATAAGAAGAAAGAGAGTGTAAGAAGTAAATTAGCATATGAAGATTTAGAATTACAAAATAAAAACCATAGGCTAGAAGAAAAAAATAAAATTATTCAAACCCAACAAAAAAACTCAAGCCTAGAAGATTTTAAAAATAAGTTTTTGCAAATACAAGAAAAAGCCAATAATCAAAAATCGGCTAATCAAGACCTACATCCCCAAGATATTATCAAAGCTTACAAAGAGCTAATAAGCCAAAAATATGAAGATATAACCGAAATAAAAAGCTTTAATGCTATTTTGATACATCACGAACACCTAGAAGCTATGCTAAAAGGAATTAAAAATTATGCAAAAGTTTTAAAACTAAAACAAAAAAAACCTGAAAAGCTATTTTTCTTTATTCGAGATAAGATTTATCTTGATTACCAAAATGAACAGGTTGTGGAATTAGGAAAAAACGAAGCAATAGTACCTACACAGCTTGTAGGGGTTGAGTTTAGGTTTGATGGTGAACAAATGAAGTTTTTAGAAGATGGATATTTAAAAATTGATAAAAACTGGAAAGTAACAAATGCTAAAGATGTTTTACATATGACCCAAATAGTACAAAAATCTATCAATCAAAAAATAAGAGCTTAAAATGAGAGTTTTAACATACTTAGAAAAAAGAGAGTTTGAAAAAACTTACGATTTTTTAAATAACTATATCGGGGTTGCTTGTATTTATGTAAAAAGCCCTTATCGTATAAAGTTTGATGGGAAAATAGTAAGTAGAGAACTTTTAGATTTTATAAGCTTATTTAATAGGGTTAATACTATTGATGAACTAGGGTTTACAAGCTTACATAATTTAACAGCTTTAGAAAAAATAAGCTCAATTTTTAATGAAAGCTCAGCTAAAAGAAAAAATATAGCTATGCAAAAACTAATAAATTATTGCTTTAAAAATCAAATACAACCATATAAGCTAAGAGTAGATAACTTTAAAAGTGTGGAGTATGAAATTAATTACAAAGAGCCTTAAATTGAGATAACTACTTTTGTTCAAAAAAGTGCTAAAGAGCAAGACGATAATTTAATAAATATACAAAAACTAGGAGCTTAATATGGATACAAATTTAATCTTAAATATATTTTTCACTGGATTATTCATAATCTTTAATATATGTTTTATATATTTGTATCACAAAATAACACAAACTAAAATAAGTTATATAGTTTTGTTTTGTTCAATAGTAGTAATAGCATATATAATTTTTAAGTATTTATAAAAGGGCTAAATATGTGTGCAAATATAATATTTAATATGATGATAGTTGCTAATTTCTTACAAGTAGTATTTAATTTAGTCCTAATTGTAATAATTTATAAAATCTATAGAATAATCAAAGAAGCTTAAAAATGATGATTATAAAAGGTATATCTAAAATAATAATAACATATCTACAAGGCATTATTTTAGTTTTTGCAGGGACATTATCGTCTAAATTACATTCGTATCTTTTAGATAGGTTTACAAGCTCAAAAGAAGAATTTGCAGAAATAGAGATTAATAGAGAAGTTAGAATTACTATTAATGATAAATATATGGATATCTATGTTAAAAGTATAAAATGTAGAGAGCTTTCAAAACCTACTACAAAAGATAAATCAGAGTGTTAAATGCTAGAGTTTGATACAAGAAAAAAAGCAAAAGATTTAGCAGAGTTTATAACTCCTTTAAAATTAAGAGAATTTATAGCTTCAAAAGTAAAAGGAGATAATTTAAATATTCTTGATATAAGTGTTGGTAGTGGTCAACTGCTATTTTGCTTAAAAGATAGAATTAATCATTTAATAGGCTATGATGTTAATACTGAAGCTTTAAATACTGCAAAACTAAACTTTAAAGAACAAATCACAATTTATAATGAAGATTATATTTTAGCTAGTGATATAAAAAGTGATATTTGTATTAGTAATTATCCATTTTCTCTAAAACCAACTAAAGAGCAAAAAGAAGCAATACTATCTCATAGTTTTTTAAAAACTTTTTTTGTTGGTAAAAAAGATGTAACAGGTTTGCTTGATTTTATATTTATTCTAAAATCGTTTAATAATGTAAAAGAAGCTTTTTATCTTTGTTTTCCAGGTATTGCATATAGAAAAAATGAGCTTAATTTTAGAAAATATTTAATTGAAAACAATTATATAGCTTGTTATGGAATGTTAAACAATTGTAAATTTACTCATACATCAATACCTATACTTTATTTGCATTTAAAAAAAGAGCCTACATTAAATCCAAAAAGATTTTTACTTGATTTTGATACAAAAGAATATTTAGAGGATAAAGCAGATTTTAGCGATTTTACTTTTAATAATCTAAGAAAAGAACAAGAAAAAGAGATAATCGATCCTTTAGCTTTAGAGATACAAATTAGAGCTTTAGAAGAGAAACATATTAAAGATAGTTTTAAACGAGCTTGTTTTATTTGGGGGCTTGATGAAGATATAAGAAATAGCAATATTATTCATCCTAATATTTGGATAGATAATATATTTAAAAATATTACAAAGGATTTTAAATGAATTTAATCCCTAGTGAACATCAAGAGCAAACTAAGATTATTGCTTATTGTAATTTAAAAAATATTCCTATATTTCATATTCCAAATGGAAGCTATAAATCATACCTAGCCCGAATAAAAGCAAAAAAAGATGGTTTAAAAAGTGGTGTACCTGATTTAATGATACCTATTGCTTCTAAAGAATATCACGGCTTATTTATAGAGCTAAAAAGAGTAAAGTACTCTACAATATCAAATAATCAAAAACTATGGATAAAGTTACTTAATGATCAAGGATATAAGGCAGTTATTTGTTATGGTGGAGCTAGTGCTATAGAGTGTATAGATGAGTATTTAACTACAAATGAAAAAATACACAACACAAATTAGACCTAGTATTTCTGTTGATACTTTAATAATCTTAGAAGCTTTAAGGAATAAAGAGCCTTTAGGAATAACTATAGAAAAACTATTAAATGAGAGTCCTACATTTAAGAAAAAAAAAGAAGAACTAAATTTGTTTAAAAATGATAATTTAAAAGAACAGCTAAGATTTAACTTTTAAAAGTAAATATCACCACTTTTTACTCCCTTACAAGCTTTTATCTTTTTTTATATACTGCTTGAAAATTTAATTTCTCAAAGAGAGTGCTAAAGCACAAGAAAGGTTAAACAATGTCAACAAAACAACAAGTAAAACCAACAACACCTATTAAACAAGCTTCGGTTAAAGAACAAAAAGAGCCAGTAATTAATGAAGAAAATATTTTAATAAGACGAACTTCTTCTTGTGGTGGATATAAAACAAAAATACAAGGTTTAAAAGAAACTGCCCAACGAAGTGGTGTAAGTGTAGAAGATCTAAAAAAGGCTTTAAAAAGCGGTGAATGTTTACACGGCTTTTATTTTAAAGAAGTTTAAAAGATATAGGTTTTAAATTTTTATAAAAGGATATCAATATGAATATAGAAGATAGACTTGTAAGCAAACTAACACCAAGGCAAAGAGTTTTTTGTGATCATTATTTGATAACTTTAAGTGCAAAAGAGAGTGCATTAGAAGCGGGATATGCAAAAAAGAATGCGGCTATTATAGGTGCAATGAACCTTAATAAAAAGCATATAAAAGAGTATATAAGCTTTAAGATGGACGAAAGAAGTAAAAGAACAGATATAACAGCTGATAGGGTTATCCAAGAGATAAGTAAATTAGCCTTTGCAAAAATAAGTGATATTGCAGAAGTTACAAACGATGGAGTTGTATTAAAAGATTTATCAAATATAGATATAAGCTGTATAAGTGAAGCTTACGAAGTAAGTACATCAAAAGACAATAAAAATGTAAGAGTAAAAATCCACGATAAAACAAAAAACCTAGAACTTTTAGGAAAACATCTAGGTATATTTAAAGAAAAAGTAGAATACTCAGGAAATCTTCAAATTGAAAACTGGTTAAGGAATGGAGAAAAATAATGAGTTCTTCTTTTACTTGGACTAGTAAATATTTAAGCCCACTTAGTCGTGATGAGTTTTTAAAACTAGATCTTGAAAAAAAGATAAAACTTATAGCTTCTTCTTTTTCAAATTATTTAAAATTTGGAGTTAATACTGGTCCAAAAGATGAACAATTAGCAGGACTTATTTATCAAATAGATGAAGCATTGGACACAAAGCAGAAACCTTATATAAGTATTAGAAGTGGACACGGAACAGGTAAAACTTATGTACTAGCAAATTTAAGTAATTATATAGGACTTACAAAAGATGATGCAAAAATAGTATTAACAGCACCTGTAGCTGCTCAGCTAAAAAATCAGTTATTACCTGAATTAAGTAAATGGAGTAAAAGTCTGTTTCCCCCTTTAGATACCCTTGTTGATGTTAAATCTATGGAAGCTGTTTATGGAACAAGTAGTGTTAATAAAGCAATAGGAAGAACAGCACGAAAAGAGAACTCAGAAGCACTCGCAGGAGTTCACGGAAAATTCGTTTTATATGTAGTAGATGAAGCAAGTGGAGTTGATAAAAAAATATTTGATGTTATAAAAGGTGCTTTAACTGGAGATAGTTTTTTGTTTATTATGGCTAGTAACCCAACAAGAACAACGGGAGAGTTTTACGATAGCTTTAATGATAGTAGAAAGTTTTACAGAAATATCCATCTTAATTGTGAACACTCTGCAAGAGTAAATCCGCAGTGGATAGATTCAATGAAAGAGAAATACGGAGAAAATAGCGATACATATAGGGTAAGGGTAAACGGGAACTTTCCAAAGGCTCAAACTAATACCTTGTTTGATATAGATTTAATAGAGAAGCTATTTGATAAAAAAAGAAAAGTTGATGATAGCGGTAATGTTATTTGGGGTATGGACATTGCAAGGTTTGGAGATGATAAATCAGTTTTATACAAAAGAGTTGGATATAGGGGTTTAGGTTTTACTTCTTGGGAAAAGCTAGATACTATGGATAGTGCTAATAAGTTTATTTATGAGTATGAAACAAGCTTAGAAAAACCAAATTATGCTTTTTTTGACACAATAGGAGTGGGAGCAGGAGTTTATGATAGAGTTTGTCAATTAGGACTTAAAAATATAGTAATTGAAGCAAATGCTTCTTCTAAATCGTCAAATGATACTTACTTTAATAAAAGAACTCAAATGTATTTTAATCTTCTTGAAGCTGTTAAAAAAGGCTTTTTTACTCCATATGATAAAGATCTAGAAGAAGAACTTTTAGCCTTAACATACTCTATAACTCCAAATGGGATTTTAAAGCTAAACTCTAAAGATAGTATAAAAGAGCTATTAGGTAGAAGCCCCGATAAGGCAGATGCCTTAGCTTTAAGTTTTTTTGAGATATTGCCTGTGCAAAACTATAAAAAAGATAATTTTGTAAGCTCTTTTTATGAAGATATTCCCTTAGGTGCTTGGTTATGATAAAAACAGATAATTACTCTTTACTTGTTGAAACTATAGGGGAAGAAAAAGCCTTTATACTTTGTGAGAAATTAGGCGGAACTAAATTAAGTATTCCTAGTAAGGCTCATAAAATTTATAGAGTTAAAGAGCTATACGAAAAATATCAAAATTATATAAATGAAGATGATAAAAAAAGAGCATTTATAAGAAAATTTGCAAAAGGTTTAAATCTATCAAGTAAAACTATATATAGAATTTTACAAGAGAATAAGGAAAATAAATGAGTATAAACATAGATGATAAAGAAAAAGACAAACTAATACAAATGATAGAAAAAAGCGAAGCTGGGCTAGAGCTTGTAATGCCTACATTTGTAGAGATATTCGAAGCTTATAGCTCAATACTTAGTGCAGAAGCTACTCAATCTTTGGCTATGCGGGGTAAAAGTAGATTTCCTTATTACCTTATTCAAAACAAACTTCAAAGGATACAAGCTGATTTTATAGAAGCATACTTTACAAATAAGCAGTTTGTAAATATAGGAGCTAAGAAGTCTTTAAAAGGTGGATATTATGATAGTCAAACTGGGCAGTTTATCTCTTTTACAAGGGGGCTTTATGATGGACTTAATCAAGCAAGTATAAATGCTTTACAAAATGCAGTAGATTATTATACAACTGAAGATGAAGACGAGCTAAGTAATATGTTTGAGCCTTTAGCAAAAGTGCTTAGACAAATGCAACTATATGGAACTGGAGTGTTAAAGGTTTCTTGGGATTTTTCAAATGATGGGCTTAATTTAGAAAGAGTAGAGCTTAAGGATATAAAATTTGATACAGAAGCAACTAGACCAAGAGATCTAATTTATCTTGTTCACGATATATACTTATCAAAACAAGAGATACAAGAGTATATAGATCAAGGAATATTTGATCAAAGTATTGATTTAGAAAAAATAAATGATAGTGCAAATATAAGCAATGTAGAAAATCCAGATAGTTTTAAAAGATATAAACTTCAAGATGTATACGAGAAAAAAAATAATATTTGGTATGTATCAACTTTATACAATAAAGAGTTAGTTTTAAGATTTGAAACCCAGCTTGAAGATGGTTTGCCTTTTATAATAGGTACTATTAAAGATCAAGAAGCAAAACCAAATGGGGAAGATAGGGGTGTTTTAATATATGGTGATAGTATTATGGCTATGCTAATACCTATACAAACAGAGATGATGATCGTAAGAAATCAGCAAATAGATATCCTAAGCCGTCAGCTAAATCCTAGATATATTATAAATGACCCACTTATAAACCCTTTTGATTTTTCAGATCAAAGAAAATCAGTAATTCAAGGTAATGGCGATAAGGTTCGAGAGCTACAATTACCAAGCTTAAGAGAGAGTAATTTTAATGTTGAAAGGCTAGGAGTTGAAGCACAAGAAGTTATAGGGGTTACTGATTATGGGGCAACTGGTGCAAAGCAGATGAATAAAACAGCAACAGGAATGAGTATATTAACTTCTGAAAGTTCTAAAATTTTACAACACTTAATAAGGGGTGCAAATGAAACACTGATGAAACCACTATTTAGAAAAATAAGCTCTTTAGTTTGGAGATATGGAAGCGAAGAGTTTTTTTGGGGTATTAACAGAAAACAAAACCTAGCCTATCAAGTAGGAATTGATGTAGGTTTGGGAGCAACAAATAAAGAGACCGCATTTAATAGCAAAATGACAGCATATAAACAAATTATTGAAATGGCACAAACGAAAATGCAAGTAGGAATTAATGCACAAGCTGACTTTTTAAAAGCTGAGAAGTTTTTACATAAAGAGATTTTTCCACTTTTAGGAATTGAAAATTATGAGGAGTACGAGAGTGAACAAAACAGAACAAATGAAAATGCAGGAGAAGTTACAGCTACTACAGAACAGCCAAACTTGGGCTTACCTAGTACAGAACTTACAAACGGACAAACAGGGGCTATTAGTGGAGTTACTGGAGAAAACGGATATAGGCAATCCTAATTACTCTAACTGCTTAATAGCCCAAATTAGGACATTAGAGCAAGTTATAAACTATCCAAATATCTTGATAGATAAATTAAATAGGTTAGAACAAATAGAGCAAGACAGAGCAAAATATAAGCTTTGTGAACAAGATATAAATTTAGATTAAAAGGAAAAATAAATGAGTGATTCAAATACAACAACAGAGTTTAACGATACAAGTGTAACAAATACAGAAGATATAACATCTACAAGTCCTAATTCACAAGAGAATAACTCAAATAGTTTTTTAAGTGAAGAAGAAGCTTTAAGTTATTTAGATAGCTTTAATGAAGATGTAGAAATAAACAATAGTGTAGAAGTAGAAGATACTAATCAAGCACAAATGGAAGTAACGGGCGATGAATTAAGTATCCCTGATGTTGATATGGAAGATTTCGGCATTACAAATGTAGAACCATCAAATGCCCAAGTTGAACAAAATCAAAACTTAAGTAATCAAGAGCTGTTATTAGCACAAATTTTACAAAAGCTAGATAGTAAAGAACAACAACCACAACAAAATAGCCTTGTAGAAGATGAAAATCTACCAATGTTAAATGAGTTAGCTACTAGATTAAAAACTGCAGGACTTTTACCAAATGGATTAAGCCCTGAAGATAAAGAGCTATTAAATGAAGTAAAGGCTATTAAAGATGAGATAGAGCAACAAAAACAAGCACAAATAGCACAAGCACAGCTAAATTCTAAAATTGATGCTATTGATAATTTTAATAAAGAGCTAGAAAGCACAATACCAAATTATAATACATCATTTATGGTAAGTTTAGTTAAAAAAATAACAGATCAAAACCCACATGCAGGTGAGCAAATATTAAATAATCCTGCAATGCTTATAAGCTTATGGAATAAATACGGAGCTGTTGCAGTGCCACAAAAACCAAAAACTAATGCTGTTTTAAATAGTTCTAATAAAGCAAATAATATTACAAATACAAGTGCTTTATTTGATAAAGTTAAAAGTGGTACTGCTAGTGAAGAAGAAGAGCTTAGATTAATATCTATGCTTTAGATAGTTAAATATATAAAAAATAAAAGGAGTTATTATGATAGGTCAAAGTCCAGTGTTTAATAATTTAGGAAATAGTTTTAGTAATTTTGATTTTCTTAAAAATTTTGATTTTGGTAATTTATTAAATACAGATTTAACAAATAATGCTATTAAGAATAGTGTAACAAATAATGCTATTAAGAATAGTGTAATGAGTAATGTTAATAATTTAGCTTCCGCTGGTGCTAATTCTTGGGGTAATGCTTTAGGTAATGTAGGAAGTCTTTTAGGTGGAGCTGGGCAATTATATGGAGCTTATAACTCAAGAAAACTAGGGAAACAACAAATAGACTTAGCAAAGAAGCAAAACCAACTTTATATGGATGATTATAATAGAAGACAAAAAGAGAGAGAAGATTTAAATAACTCTTTTTCTAAAGTATGGGGGTAAAAAATGCCTAGATATGATGTACCAAAACTAGCTGATTATAGCGGAGCTTTAAATGCAAATAACTCAATGATACAAGCCTTTGCAAATTTGGGTAAAACTTCACAAGATTACTTAAACTATGACGAAGATAAGAAAAAAAACGAGTGGTATCAAGCTTTTAAAACCAATACAGATCAAAGAGATTATGACCATAAAGTGGAAAGAGAAGCTGTAGCTGATAAGCAGTGGCAAGATGAGTATACTGCAAATAAGGATTACAAGACTAAAAACTTAGATATTCAAAGACAAATAGCTAATAATAGGGGTAGTGGTGGAAGTAGCTCAAATGTAAATCCTTATCAACTAGCACAAATGCAAAAGATATTGTACGAGTTGGATCAAAGACAACAAGCAGATTTTTTTGCAAGAGAAGATATTAAAAAATTAAGTCCTGAAGATCAACAAAGAGCTTGGCAAGACCATAAAGCAAATAACTTTGGTAGAGTTGGAGTGCAAAAAAGTGGCTTTCCACTTGGTATAGGCGATAAAGACAAATATTATGATAAAGAAGAAGACAAAAAAAATGCAGAGATAAAAAAAGCTATAGAAAAAAGAATGCAAGAAGATCCTAATTGGATATATGATCCTGTAGGATTTTAAAGATATAAAGGAATAATATGTCAAGCAATATAACACCATCATTTGATGAAGCATTTAAACATATCAAATATAAGCTTCCTAGTGATACTTTAAAAACTTTAGAACAAAACTATAATAATAATATGGCTTTAAATAATCTACACAAACAGGATTTAAAAACTTCTAATTTTCCAAGTGCAAATACTCAAATAGAACAATCAAAACTAGCAGATCTTAAAGATAGTAAAGAATTAGAAGATATAAAAGTTAAAACAGACGATTTTAAAAAGCTAAAAAGTCAAATAGAGTATCTTGAAAGCTCAGGTCAAAATGTTAGCAAATACAAAGCTTATCTTAAACAAAAAGAGAAAGAGCTAGAAATAGGATATGGTGATAAGTTCGGAGTTGTAGGACGAAGATTGCCTATAATGGCTTATGATACATATAGAGAAGTAAAAGAGTTTTTAGGTGCTAAAGATGAAAGAATGCCTTTGTCGCATTCGCAAAAGATGGATAAAGCAAAATATGAAAGAGAAGAAGCTATAAATCCTTTAAAAACAGCGATAATGACAGATGCTATGAACCCTCTAAATCTAACACCATTAAGTTATGCTAGTAAAGGTGGAAAATTAATAAGATTTGCTAAAGACTTTTCTAAAAATGGGGTATTTAATGCAACAACAGATGCCTTAGTTCGTGGTGGAACTGAAGATTATAAATTCACAGATAGTTTATATGCAGGTGGTATTGGTGGTTTACTTGGTGGTGTAGCTGGGCAGTTTTTTGGTAAAAGTTTAAAAAGTGGTGCTAATGCTTTCTCACAGAGAGTGCAAAGCACAAGAGACAATCCAAGTGTTAATAAAGCTATAAATCAAACAGAAGATTTAGCAAATAGCTCAAAAGCTAGTACATTTAACGAAAATATTACAGATGATGATATAGCTTCAAAAATAGTTCAAAAAAGATTTAATGAAGATGTTGCTAAATCTCCACAAGATATGTCAACACAAGAGCTATTTACTAATATCTTTGAGAGTATGAAAAAGCAACCCAAAACTTAGTGATGAAAAATTAAAGGCTAAAGTATTAGAAGATATTAACTCTAAAAGCTCTATAGCAAAAGAAGAACTAACAAGTCCAAAATTAACTAAAAATACTTTAGATGATTTTATAAATAAAACTATAGGAGAAGAGAATATCCCTAAAGAGCAAAGGGATCTAATACATACTTTGAGTGAGACAGGATTAGTAGATAATTTAAATACACAAAATCTAAAACCAAATATAGCAGGTAATTATGATATAAAAAGTAAAACTATATCTTTAAATGAAAATCCTAATATAAAGCCCAAGGATTAGTACACGAGTTAATACATAGCTCTACTGAAAACTTAATAAGAAAAAATCCTAGATTTAATGCCCAATTGTCATTAATACATAGTGAAGCTAAAAAGAGTTTTCAAGCTTTAGGAAAAGATATAAATGTTTATGGCTTTACAAAACCTAGTGAATTTGTAGCAGAAGCTTTTTCAAATCCAAATTTTGCAAAAGAGTTAAACTCTGTAAAAATAAGCTCAAAAGTAAAAGAGAAATTAGGATTAAAAGAGTATGTAAATACACTATGGGAAGCTATATACTCTAAATTCTCAAGTGTTATATCAAAAGTTACAGGTAAAGAGTTTAAAGTAAATAAAGATAGCTATTACTATGCACTGCAAAATAGCCTTAATAAACATAGAAATGATGTAGATGTAATCAAGAGTAATATAGTAAATAATAAGGGTTTAAGGGATGAAGTACTAAACAATGTAGATAGTTTAGCTAAAAGTGGTAAGGGTTTAAATAGTTCTAGAAGTTTAAATAGTATGATTAGTAATAATACTACTAAAGAAGAGAGTATCTCTATTTTAGAACAGCTAAAAAATGAAATAGATTACAAGAAATTAAGCCCTGAAGACAAAGATATTTATGATGTATATTTAGGGAATAAGACTATAGCTCAAATTAAGTCAAGCGACCTAAAAGATATTATTTTACTCGAAAAAGGTACTTTAAAAAGTGGAGCAAAAAAGATAATAGTAAAACACGGCGGAGTTGATAAAACAGGGGGACTTAGTCCACAAGAGCTTTTAAGTATAGGAAAAGTTATAAGAGATGGAAAGATTAA